AATAAGTAATGGCTTATTTATAACTCTATTTTCTTTTTTTACTCTGTGTATTGGAGCAGTTCCTATATAAATAGGCACTGTCTTACTTGTAGATATTGATTCATCACTTGCAACTAACGAACCATATAGTCCATGTTTATATGTCATTTTAGCACCACCTTATAAAAAAATTTGTTCAACATCAGTTTTTAATGGAGCTATTGAACCTTTAAACTTAACATTTGCACTCCAGTAGGGATAATTTTGTTCTTCATCCATGCTCCATTCAATAGGTTTATTTATAATAAGGCATTCATTCAATACGGGATTTAGTTGAAACTCAAGCCTTATTCTAGTTATTATATTCAATAGATCTTTAAATCCTTGTGCATTTGGAGTAACCTTACCTTCTCCATCGCTTAACCCCAAATCATAAGTAACTATCTTTATTCTAAAATTCAATTGAGTTTCCTCATTATCATCAGAACCATAATCAAGCATAACTATCATTCCTGGAATATCGTATCCATATGATTCTAAAAAATTCTTAGGTGGAATCCATCCACTATATACTGCTATGTTGACTAAATCAGTACCATTAATCTTTTCCTCTTCATTTTCTGATAATCCACCTTTTGGTATGTCAAAATTAGGAGGCTTTTTTAGTTTAAATTTGCTTGCAACATTTTCTTTTAAAAACTTTGTAATACTATCTAATGCTTTTAAATCATTCATTTATTTAATCCTCTTACTTTGTATATCTGTTTAATCTGTACTCAACTTCATGATTAATTCTTTCCTGAAGCTTTTGGCTAGATTCTTCTTGAACCCGTTCACTTACATTATCATTGCTTATCATTTGTGGAATAGAAAGTGTATGCAGAACCTTTATAGGATATCTACTTGCACCTGTTCTTTTTACTATGTGATTATTACCTGTAAGTCCTGAAATAAATGCTCTGGGACTTGTATTTACTGTCTTAACTCCTGATTTTTTAACTTTAACCTTTACTGGTTTACCTTTTTTCCAACTGCCAGTATTCCTAGCAAACCTTCCAAGAGTAAGTCTTCCACCTTTACTTATAATATAAGCAGTTAAATTGCTAGAATTAGCTTTATGAATTTCTAATGTTTTAGTAATATCACTAGATTTAACATTATAAGTTTTTCGCACTTCTTGATTAACCCTTTTTCTTGTAAAAGTTAGTGTTCTATTAATAGCAGCTGCAGTAGCTTTAGGAATTTCTTTAGGAATATTGCTTAACTTACTTACAGCTTTTTTTAATTCACTGTCATCAATCTTTAAATTAATAGCCATTAGTTTCTAGCTCCTTGTAAGATAACTTCATACATTCCACTATCATATTTTACATCGAATACTCTATAAGACGAACCATCAAACATCTGTATATCGCCTACTTTAACTTCTCTGTTAATATCAGAGCTATTTATAAAATAAAGAATATCTGCTTGAAGTATTCCATCATATTCTTTCTGATTTCTCTCTTTTAGAGTTTCATTGTCAACTATTACGGTCTTTAAAACTCCATCAATATAGTGTCTTTCTGCAAATTCTTCTTTGTTTATAAAAACAGAATCAAGATCATTATTTAAAATATCTTTAAATGAACCCTTTATCATTTATTTCTTCTTCCTATAATTGTTTTTTCATTACTTTTTTGATTTGATTCTATTTGTTTATTATCATTTTCTATACTAATAATATCAACAATATTTTCTGATTCAGACTCATTGATATTATTAGTATAGTAATCTTCCATTTCTTTTTTCTCATCAACATTTTCATTTAAATTTCCAATCGCTTGGATATTTGATTCTGTTTTTTCTTCATTATTGTTTTCCCACCGAGCCATTCCATTATCCAACCATAACTTAACCATTTCATGATTGGATGCTGGAAGCTCTTCACCTATTTTATATAAATGTGCTTCAAATAAAATAGGTGATATTACTACCAACTTATCCATCAATATCACCTTATCCTAATAATTTTACACTTACAGTTTTATCATTGGCAGCAGCTTCTTTAACTGCATATCCAGCGGGTATATTTGAATCTGCAGTTGCAGTAATCGCATCATGTGTTGCATCATAATATACTTCTGCACCTTGTGTTATTTTTTCCGAATCTGCTTTTTTTAACTCAAATACTCCTACCACATGAAGTATGCCCTTACCTTCAGGCTGTATATCGTCACCAACTACAGCTATTCTTGTTGAAAGTGAAACTACTGTCCCATTTTCTATTTTTTCTTTAGTAGAATTTGTATAATCTACTGTTTCTCCTCTTTGAACATATGTTGCTTTCATACTACTCTAACCTCCTAGTTATAATAATGGATTTTTAAGTGTTGTTCCTGGATTCTTAATAATTCCCCTATAATCCATAACCGAAATCCCCCAATCCAAGTAAATATCCCATACAAATCCTAATTGACCTGGTGTTTCCATACGTCTTATAGTTGGAATTTCTTGACCATTTAAGTAATCAATTTGTATTGAGTCTATATCATTCTTATCACCAATAACAAACCATGGAATAGCATCTGTTTTGCATAATACATTTAATGTTGCATCTTCAACAATTTGTATTTGATTTCTATATCTGTATAGTGGATTAGATGCTTGAGTGTTGCCTGTTGTATTAATATATGGGCTATCAAATATTGTATACATATCAAAAGAATATCCAACTGGAACAACAATATAAGTAGGTCTTATAATTATTGCTTCTCCAAATTGATCTGTCTGCAATTGTAAAGCCATAAATATTTTCTGTATTGCTTCTGCTGTAACTCCTGTTCCAGTAGATAATACATTTTTATGTTCTGCACTGAATAAATTCTTTCCATCGTATATTGCTGGATTATTTAATAGTATTTCATACACCTGTTTATTTTGTGTCTTTCTAGCTGATGCAGCATATTTAGCTGGTATTTTTGATAAAAAATCAATATCATCATTGATAAAAGCCTGTCTTGTCATAGAGAATTGTCTTCCATACGTTTTTAATTTTCTAGTTGGAAGCTTTGCATCTGTTGGCTTATCGTGCTTGATTTCTCCTCCTTCAGGTATTTCTAAGAATTCACCTGCTGGACCACCTAAGTAATTATTTTCTACTGTCTTAAAATCTTTTAATGTTCCTTTTTTAGTCCATACATCAAATGTGACTGGTGCCTGGTTATGACCTTCAACATATGCTTTATTAATTGCTTGATCCATTATGCTTGGAAATGCTGCAGTTGGATTATAAAATTGTCTTGATAACATTCCATAAAGTTCCTCTGATGATCTTCTGTTTAATCCTGATACTCCTGCGCCTTGCAATGTCTCTATTGCCAAATCTCTTAATGACATACCCATTAAATCTCTAGCACCTTCTGCAGGTTTATCAATGATGACTCCGCCACGCATTATTAATGCATCAGCCGCTGCTGCTCTGAACTTATCCTGTTCATCAGCTATAATAGTAGTTTCTCCTGTTCCTCTTGTAGCAATTGGTCCTGCTTCTCCTTTAAGTCCTTCAAGGATAGCTTTTCTGACATCATCAACAGATGTTCCGTTAGCAATATAATCTTCAGCTGAATCAATTCCAAATTCTCTGCACAAAGTTGTTATTTCTGATGATCTTTTTCTTTCTGCCTCCAGGCTTCTAGCATTTGAATCATTTCCTGATTCTTCATTTTCAATTTGAATAGTTAATTGTTCAATTTCTCTTTGCAATGAGTCAAATTCTGCTTTTTCCTCTGCAGTAAGATCTCTCTTCCCTTGTTTAGCAGTACTTAAAATTTCCTGCTGTCTTAACACCTTAGCTTGTCTTTGTTGTTTTGGTCCCATTCTACCTACCTCCTAATAAAAAAGATTTGTTGTTATTTATCTGAATCTGCTTTTCATAATACGAAAGCGACTTTTCAGCTTTTCTTAAATTATTTTTTTCAGCATGTCTTCCTACTCCAACAGTAGGGTCTGCAGGCACACTTACAATTGAAATTTCAAATGGTGTCCATTTCCTAGCAACTGAACATGGACCTATGAACTTTCCATCAGCAGAACTTTTATTTGCTGAAACTTCTTCCCATGAGTCAATGCAATATCCAACTGAAACACCTTTTAATGTTCCTGATTTAACTTTTTGATATATTTTTTCTGATTCTTCATCAGTATCAAACTCAACTTCTGATTTTCCTCTTTTATCTTCAAGCCATACTTTATTAACTTTTCCTATAACAGCATCTCTATTGTGATTAAATAACAAGCAGCCGATTTCACTTAATCTAGTTAAATCGACTGCTCCATCTGAATGATCTAAAATTTCAGTTCCCCACCATCTTTCATATGGTTCCTCTGATGAAAAGCTTAGTTCAAATTTTCTTTCATTACCTTCACCTTTTAATGCTCTTATAGAATTTACTAAGAGTTCCCTTGTTGACTTGTTTTTTTCATCACTGTCCCTCATAATAAAGTTCTTCCCCCTTCTTTCCAAATATCACACCTCCTAAATCAATTCCTTGGTCTTTAGCATATTGTAATACTTCATTGAATTCATCAATCTGTTCTTTCCAATCCTTACCGTTTTCTGCTGCAATTTGTTTGAATGTTTTTTGACCAGTTTGTAATGCAATTTTATTTGCATTTGCTTCTTTAAGTGGATCTATCCACCTCTTTGGAGCTTTAATCCATTCATGTTTTAGATAAATTTCTTTGTTATTCCAGAATTCCTTGAAATCAATTTTACCGCTTAAATATGCCGATATAATAAAAGTTTCATACACTTCATCTATAACATTTTCTATAAGCAACTCAACATCTTCATCATACGTCAATTCATCTTCTATAGTTCCCTGTCTTGCGGAAGAATAATTTGTTTCTGACATATCTCTAGATGTAGCTTCATAACTTATTCCTTGTCCAGCGCCTATCAACCTTTGTTGAAGTTTAATATATCCAGTTGCATCTGCACTTTGACCAGATGGATTTACAACTTGTATCTCATCACCAGCATTAAGTTCCTTGATCATTCCCGGCGAAATGGTCTTGCCTTCATAATCATTTTTTGATTGAATTATATTGTTCCTACCTCCTATTCCCGTTGTAGGAAGTGTTTTCTTTATAAATACTGATAAGCATGCTGCTATTCTTTCTTTTACAGATACCGCAGTCATAAATTCATTAGCATCTCTTATTCTTGTGATTGTAGGAGCCATGTCTGACATTTCTCTCACTTGACTTGGCCTTTTTTTAGAATAGTAGAATATTACATACTTAGCTTCAATATAGATTGGACTTTCTATTGTAAATCCATCTATACTGTATTGTTTTATCCAATATCCTACAGCCTTGTTATATTCATTGTACTCAATTCCTCCTACAACCTTATTCTTATTGTTTTTAGGAACCATCTGAGATATATCAAGTTCATCTACTTCAATAGCCTGTAATTGAAACGGAATAATTCCATCCTTTGTATATCTTTTTAAGAATATTATTCCTCCATCTATCTTCTTACGTTCTACTGCCATCCTTATCATTTGGTTAAAACTCTGTGTACCTGTAACATCACAGTTATTTTTCTTGCACCAAACTTTCCATAATTCTTCTATGCTTTTGTTTATATCATCATCTGATGTTTTTGCTTGCAGGGTATATCCCCCACCGATAATATTTCTTTTAAATGCTCCAACAACCGAATTCATAATATCAGAGTTTCTTTCTAAATCCCTACATCTAGCTCTTACATTATCTCTATAATATCTATCCGTCATTTCTGCAGACTGATTTGTAGATTTCCAGTTAGAATTTGTTCTTCCATAACTCCCAGCATCATAATTTCTAATCTCATCTAAATATTGTCTATAAGCTTCTCTTTTAACCCCCCATTCAGGTGAAACAAAACTTATAACACCATCTAACCAGTTCAATTTAACTACCTACCTTCCAGAAAATACAGCAACATAAGTATCATCTAACAACTGACTGTCATTTTGTGCTACCTGTGCCATTAAATCATCTTTCATTTCTTTAAGCATCCTTAAATCTGCTCTAGTTAATTGTCTGGAACCAATTTTATATGATTGTCCTCCAACCAAAACATTATATATAGCCTTATCTACTTCTTCTAACATTTCCTGCGTTGTAAGTTTATTATCATCCGCCATAAAACACACCACCTTTAAATCCATTCTTCATTACTTTTTATCCAGCTTTCCTCTGGAGCATATTGCTCTTCTTGTTTTTTATGTTGCTGTGGAGCTTCATCTTCTAAATGCAAAGTCCTTACTCCCATTATATCTGCAGCAGCTATAGCATAAACTTCAGCATCTAAATAATGGTTGTCTGCATGGCTCTTTTTTAATACCCACTGTTGACTCTTCTTATTTCCATTCTTAACATTCACCTTATGTTCAGCAGTAACTTGTTCAGCATATTCTCTATCACATCCTTTGTAAACCATCCATGACCCAATTCCATTTTCCTTCTTCATACGTCCAGCAATCATATCCTTATATTTACCACCATCAACTATAACTAAATTCATTCCATAGGCTTTAGAATCAGTTTTATTAACTTTTGATAATTTATAATGTGACAGCTGCGGATTAGATGCACCTTTTACTGGCAGGCACCATTCTGAATTAGATGCAGCAAAATCATAAACTGAATCAGAATCATATCCAGAGTCTATTAATGTTAAATTAACAAGCATTTTAGTTCCATCTTTCTTACAATATTCAAGATTCATAATTTTTTCTATTTCCCTAAAAGAAAAAGCTTGACCATGACATATATTTTGACTTGTTATATAATTCCCAAATGCTCTTATACTCCAATACAAACAATTTTCTTGTACATCCACTCCTGCTGTAAGAAGTTTAGCCCAATCTGGAATAATGTACTGTTTATAGTCTGTCTGTCTCTCAAGAACTAAATCAGCAGTAGTTTTCAACTTTGTATCTTCCCAAGGTTCAGCCAACCATGAATTCACAAAGTTCTGAAGTTCATCTGGATCATTTCTAGACTCTAAAAATTTTTTAGCCATATCTTCCCATGTTACAAATATGCTATAAAGTGAATTCAACCAAAATGATACTGTTTTTGGTTTACCAATACATTTTTTATTTATACTTCTCCATTGGCCATTCCTTAACATCTTTGGTTTTTCTCTATCTTCAATAATACATCCACATTCCTGACATACATATTTAGCAGTAGCTGCCCGTTCTGCTATAGTCAGTTTACTTTCCTTATCTTTATCAAATATTACCTGAATCCATTTAAGTTCAATAAACTCACCACAATGAGGACATGGAACAAAATAATGTCTTTGTTCTTCAGCAGATTCATGTAATTTCCAAACATAGTTATCTTTTAAAGTAGGTGTAGAACATGAATATATTTTCTTTGAATGTTTAAATGTCTTTGTTCTTTCAAGCGCCAAATCGTAAGGAGATGCTTCCTTCTTTGAAGCTCCACCCATTTTGTCAACTTCATCAAACATCAAAAACTTTATTGCTTTTGATGCCAGTTTACTTGGTGAATTAGCACCTCTAAGATAAACATTCATTCCCTTAAACTTTAATCCTAATTCCTTAGATTGATTTTCATAAAATCTTTCTCTTATGCTTGGACTTTTTCTAAAAGCTGGTTTTAATTTATCATTTGAAACATCTTTAGCTAAATCATCTGTAGGATAAACAATCATAGTTGGGCTAGGATTTTGAGTAACAATCCATCCGAGTTCATTTATTAATGCTTCCGTTCCTCCAACCTGAGTTGGTTTACAGAAATTTATATGTTCTATGTACGGATCATTAAATGAATCCATTATTTCAACTAAATAAGGAGTAACATCATTTGACCATTTACCAGGGAGTGAGCTGGATTCATCTAACACTCTATATTTTTCAGCCCACTGGCTTACTGTAAGTTGTTCAGGTTTTGACAGAGTACGTTTTAATACTCTCCTAAATAAATTACTTGTCTTTTCTTTAGAACGTATCCTTTCATTTCCCATAATAATCACCCTTTTTATTTAGTCTAATTCATTTTCTTCATCATAATCCTCCTCATAATCATAGTTTTCATTTCTATTTACCTTTTCAGGATTATACTCTGATAATTCTTCAAGAGTTTCATTCATCTCATTCTGCAGTATTTCTATTATTCTATTTATATCCTGCTCCCCAAGTACCTGAACAGCAACTTTGCTAGGTATAGATAATAGTCTGTTTCTGAAATTAATAAGCATTTCACTTAAAAATAGTTCAACATCTGATGCTTCATGAAGCTCTTTTTTTAATTTTCTGAGCTTTAATTTTGAGATATTTTTCTTAATTTGTTCATGCTCTGCTTTTTCTTTCTCAACATCTATAGATGTACCCATATTCGTTTCCGCTTTTACTTTGTATTCAATATACTCTTGAACACATCTTTCAAGCGAATATTTTTTCCCATTTTCAACGAATGAAAAAAAACCTTCTTCTCTTAATTGTCTAACCCTTCTAGATGTGATTCCTAAAATACTTGCAAGCTCTTTTTGATTTACATTCATATAGTAAAAACCCCCTCTATTTTTTAAATTTATTTTTTAATTATTATTTAGTTATTTTTGAAATTTCAACCACCATAAAAGAGGAAGGAAGTACCGAAAAAAATTTTTTCATAAAAAGACAAGAACTGGGCATCGCTAGACCCGTTATACGCCTACCCCCTAGGAAGTACCTTAAAGCGTTTATTCATAACGGTTCTGCCTTATTGCTCCTCGTTCTCTCTTATAACTTCTATGCTTCATGCAGTCCTCAGCTCCATCATAGGGATAGTAATACATCCTAATAATAAAAGCTATGCCCCTATACTTAATTGTATAGATGCACAGCTTTTATTGAGGCAACCATCTTAACTTTTGCTTGATACCATATTACTATATATATTTAATATGCTCAATAGCACCAATTGTTGTACTTATTGTTGCATTTTATATTATATAATTTCCTTTATGCTCTCAGGAAATAACACAGTTACAAGCATGTTAATAAGTCTCTTTCTATTACGTATAATAGTTGTTCTATCTTTCCTTACTAGTTCTGCAAGATAATCATCTGTTACACTTTTATTATCATCAGAATTTCTCTTTATGTATTTCAACTCTATGATCTTATAGTATTTATCCTTCTTAATCTTATTTAAAGCCTTGTCTATTCTTCTAATATCTCTCTCTGTTTCTTTCTTCTCAAGTATGTATTTTTCTCTAAGCTGAATATATCTTTCCTCTGCTGTTATTCTTCCTCCTGATGTAGAATAAACCACTATTGATTTGCTTGATTGTGGTAATCCATTCTCTTCTATATCTTTAATATCCTCATCCTTCTGCCTTACTGCATCCTTCAAATTTTCATAGTTATATAACAATAGTTCTACCCTCTTATAATAGCTCAATTCTTTTTTTATCATATTCTTATTTCTTAGTTCCTCTACAATTCCATTTGCTGTTTCTTCTGCAGTTTTATTTATCATCTTATTAATTTCATTCATATCAATACAACAATTATTCATGTTTATCATCCTTAATTCTAATTATTTTTTTAGCAGTTTTTCTTTTAACTCTTATCTTCTTGGATCTATCGATTATTGCTTTATATTTACTTAGTTCATCTTTATATTGACTATATTTATCTATGCATATATCATATTTTTCTATTATACTTCCACTTATTATTGCAGCTCTTTGTGATTCAATTAGTGATCTATTAGTTAAATCAAATAAATCTTTGCACTCATCCCTTAATTTTTTCCTAACCGTTCTCATTTCTTCTAGTATTTCAATTAGCTTTTTATTTTGCTTATATGTTTTTCTATACTCTATTAAAGTTAATATTAATGAAATTACTAACATTAATTCTGTTACTATTTTAATCATTCCTTACATCTCCTTATCTGCATCAGTTTTTAGAATTGTGAATTAAAAAATACCGCATATTCTGTTGAATAGTACGGTATTCTCATTAACTTATATTTAATTTTCTCTTCGTGATAGTTTAAGATTATTCATTATATCTAATCGGCAAATCGGAATTTATGGTTCTAATTCTTTCAAGAAAAACCTTAATGACATTACTGTTTTAGATATCTTATATTTGCTTTCTAAAGGAACTAATTCTGGATTTTCCACTAAATCATTAACTTCTTTTTCACTAACTCCAGACATCAATGCAATTGTTTCTGCCGAGAGATTATGATATTCTAATAAAACTTGCAAAAATGCCCCAATTTTTAAATCAGCATCATCTCTCCCTATAAGTTCAAGCATCATAATTAAATTAGACATCTTACTAAAGCTTTTAGAGTTTTCAAATAGCGTTTTTTCATCTTTGCTTAAAATAACATCTTTTTTTACATCTAATAATTTTGAAAGTGTATCTATATTGAATTTGTATTTTTCAATCAATAGTTGCAATGTTTCCATTACATATTTCAACGTTACCACTTTTAAATCTTTAATTTCTTCCATATTAACAATTCCCTTCACATTATAATTTATCAAGTAGTTGAAAAATCAAACTACCTCGCATAAAGCTATTATTATGAATTAATTATAACATATTTTGTAAATACCGTACTATTCAATTTTCAAAGAACAATTTCTAATTTATTTCGTCAAATTTGCATATAAGTATTGTTAATTAACCTAAACTATAATCTCCATCATCTACTGGATATAATTCTATATAGTTATTTAGTATCAAGTCCTTTTAATTTGATTTTATCGTTATGATCAATAAAAATACATTCTCTAGGACTTATCTTATATAATTTAGCCACATTGTAAGCAGCTATATAAAATCTTTGTCCATCATTCTTGCTTCTCATAGGCATACCATAAATTATATATTTAATCATAGTTACCTCACCCTTTTCTGCGCCAGTATAAGTATTGTGTAGCATTTATTTATATTTCTTAGGCATATTTATTCCACGTGCTTTGAGCTCCTTTATTAATTCTTTGGTAGAATAACTTCTTAACTCCTCTGCTCTTAAATCTGAATATAATTTAATTGTTTCATCAGTACTATTAATTTTAAAAATTCTTGATAGATTCTTTAACATATCGTTGACCATGATTATCACCTCTTTACCTTGCTTCAAACCTTCTGCATATTCTGAACTATTCTTCTATCTCACATATAAGTTCTTTTTCAGTGTTACCCAATAATTCTGCTTCTAAATTAGAATAGTATCTTTCACCATAATAGCCAGACTCACTTTTAAATTTTTCTTTTGCTAACTCTAATGCTCTTGCTTTATCTTTAGCAACTACAAGAACTCTTACATAACTTTCTCCAATATATCCATTTGAAACTCTAAATAAATTCATATCGCTTTCTAAATTCAATTTATTTAGATATATTTCTGATTGCATAAGTCTGTCATTTAATGAATTTACTTTTTTAAGTGCTGTATCTATTTCACTTGTGTCGCATCCTATCTTTATACTGTAATCTCTGCTCTCTTCTACCGAGCAGTCTCCAATATAAGTTAAATCTCCTTTGCATTTCATACACCTTATTCCATCAATTCTATAACTTTTAAAAACATTAATATGTCCACAATCCACACATTTATATGTCTTATACATCTTTCTACACCCTTTCTGCATTGTTTAGTATTGTGTATTGCTATCATTTGTTTTAAATCCATATTTTGGACTAAAATAATCTGCAAATTCAAAGGCAAACTCAGCAATCTCCAATGAGCCTTCATTTCCATCTCTCATAGCATCAAAGTCTGCTTCTTCTGCTCCAATTTCTTGTAATATCTTTCTGTTCTTCTCATTATCTGAAACTGATATATACTCTATTTCTCCTTGACTTGATGACCAGTCATCAATTTCAATCTTATTTAGTAGATCAAGCTTTTCTTTACAAGTTCTAATCACCATCAATGATGGATTTTCTTTTATTGCCTGTTCTAAGCTAAACCAATGTTCCTCACTTCTAATACCAGAAATAACCACTATATCTGCTAATTCTTCTTTGTATGCTGCTTCTGTGAAAATAATTCTATTTCCATTTTTCAAATTAATAATCCATCCACTTTTCATTACTACTCGACCTCGTTCTCACTATATTTATATAAGTCATAATTCTCTTCATAGTTTTTTAAATATCCACTCTCTTCAAACGCTAACATCAAGGCTTGTCTCCTTCCCAAGCCTTGGTGCTCTCTTAACTCTTGCACCCTTGGAACAATCTTTTCAGAGATATCCTTAATTATTCTGTTTCTCTATCTTTCATCTTCAATCTCCCATCATTTAAATTTTTAAAATATCAGTAAAAAATTAACTGATATTAAATAATCGTCTGCGTGCTTAACCACTTAACACATATTGAATGTTTATTCTTTTCTGTACACTGTATTGCTAAGTCGCAAAAACCAGCACAACCATTTCCACCATTACATCTACTACATATAAAATCTGCCATTTCATTTAAAGACATTTTTTGTATTATATTAAATATATTTTCATTTAAATAATTAGGAATCTTTTGCTCTACTATCTCACCAGTTTCCAAATCAACAATTGCCAAATTTTCAGTTTCTTTGATGTCCGATTTGGACACCTTCTCTATTTCAGATTTTTTCTTATTTAAAACCATTTGTGCTATGTCTTTAGCTTTAACATCTTCACCTCTTGCAACTTTCTGCGCTATGTCTTTTTGCTCTTGCGCTGATAATTTACTTGTTTCATATGCAGAGGTAGTGTTTAATTTTCCATCTTTAAACTGTTCCTTTGCTTCTCCAACTAAATTATTATTAATAGCTTCCATTCTTGCTACTTGTGTGCTACTTGTATCGAGTAATTCAGCTATTATATTTCTCAACTTACCTTTTATCTCTAGACCATCTTCATCACGAGCTTTAATTAATGTTTCCTTTAATCTTTGTATTTGTTCTGCCTCTTCATAAGGTGTCAACTTTCTTGTAAATGCATTTCCTACTATAAGTGAGAGTTCAAAAAACGCTTCTGTCATTTCTTTATACAAGTATTCAACTTTTTCAAATTCCTTATATCCTCGTTCTATATTGAATATATTAGCCTTATTTTTTCTATGACCGCTTAAAATTCTGAACTCTTCATTAACTTTCCCTAATACTGTAGGTTGCTGTTGACCTACCAGTAAAAATGTATCTGCTAATTCTTCAATATTTTCTTGACTATAAAAATTACTTTGTGAAGGTATAACATCATATGGACTTAATTTTATTGTTCTATATCCTGTAATATTAATATCTGTATCATTAGTTGACTTATTTTTCATTATGTCGCTTAAAGTAAACTTTCCAGTAACAGCCATGTATTATTCCTCCTTGATTTTATTTAAATATTCATCGATAAATTTTAGATAGTCAATAGCAGCACCACATCTTCTGCTATACTCCGTAATCCCTTTATGAAAGAATATACTTTCATCAACTTTTTCTGTATATCTTATTTTTGTATCAAATACTGGATACTCACTTTTTTCTCTTATCCACTCCTCTGCTACAACATTAATATCATTTTTTCTAAATACTGTTATAAGGCATCCTATTAACTTAATATTTTTATTAAATGTTTTTGCTTCTTCTATTTTTTCATATATAATATCAAGACCATCAAGTGCCCATTCATCTAATTTAATTGGTACTATTACATCATCAGCAACTACTAATGCATTTATTACATTCAATGCAATATCTGGAGGATTATCTATTATACAAAAATCATACTTATCTTTTACTTGATCTAATACTTGTTTATATTTAATATACTTATCTTCACTTTCATCATCTTTACTTAACTGCCAGTTCTCAACAAAAAGTCCCATATTAGCAGTTATAATATCGATATTATGATTTTTAGTGTGTATTATTATCTCTTCTGCTCTTACACATCCATCTGACAATATTTTTGCTGTACCACATTCTTCATTTTCATTAAATACCTCAAAAAACTTACTTGCATTTCCTTGTTTATCATTATCTATAATTAAAACTTTTTTGTTATAATTTACAGCAAATATATTACACATGTTTACACTGGTTATTGTCTTTCCAACTCCACCTTTTAAATTAATAATTGAAATTACTTTCATTAAAAAAACCTCTTCTCATATTTATTTAAACTACATTACTACTGTTTCTTTTTTATATAGATATTTTTCTATAATTTCTCTAGCATTAATCCATCCATAGCAAACTTCCACACAATAATTCATATTCCTAAGTCTTTTAATCCAAACATCTTGTTTAGGGCTAGTGTTATTTTTTCCAACCTTCAATTCAATATAAAGTCCAAAATATCCATCACGCCCAACTGACAAACATATATCCGGAACTCCAGATTTAACTCCTTGCTTTTTCAATGATGCTGCCTCTCTTACATTCCTCTTACCTCCATTAGGTATATGATGTAAAAGTTCAAGTTCTGGATACTTCTGCTCTGCTAACGTTGCCAATTGGAATAAAAATTTCTATTCACTTGCTTCACTCATTTTTCTTTACTCCCTCTTCTTTAATTAACCTAGCATATAAATATACTCCTGCAAATTCATCACTTATATGTGCTTTGCAGTCTATAAATCTACATCCTGGATATTTATTTTCAAAAAATTCTTTGTAATAATTTTCATTTTTTGCTATAGTTTCAACTTTTCTTCTTGTAAGTGTTGTTCTATCTTTTGTTATTTTGGGTCTCTTTAAATTCAAAGAATGTCCAAATCGCTTTCCTTTTCTTGATGCTTTATTTATCTTATTTTTTTCATTAGTATTTTGCTCCTGCTCAGCAAAATACTTTCCTAATTGACTGAATCCAAAATCTCCTTCTTGCAATCTTCTTGCATTAGCTATACCTTTACCCCATAATTCTTCTGCTACATCTCTATCTACTCCACTAATTACTATGTGATGATGTATCCTTATCTTTTTTTCAGAATTCGGGTTATTATCGTATGAAATTATATACATATATTTAAGTTCTTTTGTTATCTTGTTTCTTTTCCTCCATCTTCTAATTTTTCTTATATAATTAGTTATATCTTTATAGGCTCTTTCTTCATCTATACCTTTCATGTCCCTATAAGTTAATGTCATAAATAAATCATCAGTAGTAAAATTAGTATGTAGATATCTTGTAATGTTCTTAATTCTATTTTTCAAATTTAGTTTTTTTTGTTTTTTACTACTTTCTTTTTTCTTTTTTGCCCGTGGCATATCACCTTTACATTTCCATATTGGATATATAGAACACTCAATATATTTTTTACTTTTTACTGTATTCCTTACATAAACATAATTACTGTTTATTCTTAAATCTTCTAAGTCTTCACTCTTCAATTCTCTATCATATATATCTTCATAATTATAATTATCATATAGTCTCTTCTTCATATTTCTACCTCAGTATGTTTTGTAAAATATTAGGTGTCCCAGTTAATAATACCTATTACAAGCCCTATAAAGCCTTAAAAAAAGCTTCAAAAAAATTGACACTATTTAGTTATGAGACTATAATTAAATTATGTTGAATATAATCTCATAACTTTTAAATGTGCTTATGTTTGGTCGCAAAGCACATTTTTTTGTGTCTTTAAAATTTTCACATATTAACATTTTTTCTTTCTGTTTAAAAATAATCTATCTATATATTTCTTTTTCTTTTCTTTTGCCACTTTCCCAATTTGACTTCGTGTCATTAATGGTCTTGTCGCTGCATCTTCTATACTCCATCTACTTTTTAATCTATTATAAAAAGTTCTCTTTGAAATTCCATTTTTTCTTGCTAATTCTCGATATTCAGCAGGATATTTTCTATTCCTTTCATTCATAATCTTTGCTCGTTCTTTATAATCTTGTAATTTCTTAGTTGCTGCTACTTCTGGATCTAAATTAATAATATTAATTCTATATTTAAGCGTTGAGTAACAAATTCCATTTTCTTTAGCAATCTTAATAAAACGTTTATCTATTCTTCTCTGCTTTCTTGGAGCCATTGATATGGCTTGTTCCTTATCCCATGCTAGTCTTCTTATTCTACTCTCTAAAGTAGCTCTACATATTCCATTTGCTTTTGCAATTTCATATTCTTCTGGTGTAATATAATAATTATATGGATTTAACATACTACTTCACACCTGCCCATCATTTATGATTCTTAATTTCTTCTAAACAATCTGTACAAATATTTTTGCCTTTATAACTAATTGCATTTCTTGCTTCTCCACAGAATATGCATGATGGATTATATTTCTTCATTATTATTTGTTCTCCATCTACAAATATTTCAACTGCATCCTTTTCTGCTATTCCTAATGTTCTTCTTAATTCCATTGGAATAACAATTCTTCCAAGCTCGTCTACTTTTCTTACAATTCCTATACTTTTCATTCTTAACCCTCCAAATATATTATTAAGCTTCTTTTATATTTTCTTTTGCAAAAGGCATTGTGAACATTCCTATTTCTAACTTAGTTTTCTTTAGTTCTTCATCTAATTCTTCAATAGTGTAAATTCCTCTACTGTGTAAAATATCCCATGCCTTTTCTACTGTCATTTCTTCTGTTTTATTATTTTCCATGTCCTCACTCCCCCATTTATTCAACTGAATTACATTACATTGTAAAAAAATTAATTGGGTGCTCTTACTTTAATGCCATTTAGGCTATAAATTTCTTCTGATTCATTTACAAAATAGTAATTTTCATATTTCTGTGAATATAATCTATGTTTTATTCTTAGTGTAGATTTCAAGAATATAGGTCTATATGAAGTATTTTGGGATTCTTCTATACCTATAGAAGAATTAGTTCATTGGCCAAAGAATGCCATTATTACTCAGATTTAAAATATTCAAAAACTATAGTTTGTGATTTTAATTTGTAATTGATTATAATATCGGTATCTTTGTCAAAATTTATTGGTTTCAATATTACTTGCAACATAGTAATTAATTTTATAAATTCATTACTATTTACATGAATTTCATTATATTTTGATAACTGTTCTTGAACTGGTACTTCAGGAGCAGTTTCTTTTTCCTTTTCCACCTAATTCACTCCCTTTCATCCCTAAAATCTACACCTAATCTTCCAACTATAGTAAAATTATGTTGAAAGGAGGTGTTTATTTATGACTAAAGACTTTGATGATTTTTTATCTTCTATTGATCAAGAAACTTTCATGACTATTGTAAATAAATCAACTTTCAAAAAATGTGATTTAAATTCCTTAGATCCAGAAGATTTAAAAAGCATATTAGCAAATAATGCAAAAATTACTTTAGATCTTCTTGCACTTTACCACGACTGGCTACATAGTTAGCCATCTCTTCTGCAAATCCTAGTTTAACTTTTTCCCACCACTGCTCTTGAACTGGTACTTCAGGAGCAGTTTCTTTTACTTTTTCAACGATGCTAACAATATGATGTATTGTTCTTACACAATCATTTATATTGTTAGCACGTTCAGAAGATATTTCTTCTCCATTTTCTATATCTTTTTTTACACTTTCAAACATAGTCTCTGAATATTCTAAATAACTTTTTAATGTTTCTATAATTTGTTCTTTTAATTCATTATCCAACTAATTCACCCCCTTTCCAATTGCTCTAGCAATCTTAAACCCATCAATAACATATTTAAAAGCTTTCTGCTCTTCAGGATTTAAGGTTTTAATAAATTCAAAGATTTCATTTGTCTCTTTTTTATCTTCTTTTTTTAAAATAACTTCCATAATTTTATCCTCCTTTTGTTATTTATATATTTTAATTTTTTCTTCTACTAACTTTTTACGAACTGGACTATACTACATAGACTTTGTAGTCGCTCGTTGTTTATGAAATGCTTTTTTGTTACTGTATGTAACTTATAGTTTAATTATAGTAACTATAAGTAACTATGTCAATACATTTTTTGTATAAAAGTTGCGTATTGTAACTTTTTTGTGTTATTATATCCGTAGGAGGTGAAAAATATTGAATGAACGCATAAAAGAAATTAGAAAGTACTATAAATTAAGTCAAGAAGAAATGGGCAAAAAACTTGGTGTTACAAAAGCTACTATTTCAAGAATTGAAAAAGGTATAAATAATATAACAGACCAAATGTTTAAATCAGTTTGTAGAGAATTTAATATAAATGAGAACTGGTTCCGAAATGGGTCTGGAAACATGCTTGTTGAATCAGATACTTTCTCACTAGATGAATATATAAAATCAAAAAGTGCTACTCAACTTGAACTTGATCTTATAAAAAGTTATTTTGAAATACCTGAAGATCTTAGAAATTCAATTATGAATAGTTTTAAAAATAGTGTTTTGAAACAAATGAGAAACACTGAAGAAGCTGCTACTACTGAAAGTTCTGAATTAAATGATATTGATTATGAAGTTGAATCTTATCGTAAAGAACTTGAAGCAGAGCAAAAAGGGCGAATATTATCAGCTTCAGAAAAGCCAAAAGGCGCTTAAATATGAAAGCCAAAGGTCGTGAAATGAATGGATAATAATAAAATTGAATCTTTATTACTCCAAATTATAAAGATTCAGGAAAGTATGCAGTCTGATATAACTGAAATAAAAAATAAAATTGATTCTATTTATGATCAGACAGCAAATTTAACAAAATTTAGAACTAAAGAAGATGTTTTTGATATAAGGGATCATTTAAAAATTATAAAATAGGACCATTAAAATAATTTTAGGGGTGATCTTATGAGCAATATTATAAATAAAGGTGAATTACTATCAATAATTTCAGTTACTCCATTAGATAACTATATGTTATTGATAGAATTTAGTAATCATGAGAAACGTCTTTTTGATGTTAAATCACTTTTTGATAAATCAGTTTATAAACCACTTAAAGATAAAAATTTATTTAATAAAGTTCATATTATTTATAACTATACTATTGCTTGGAATGATGATATTGATATGTGTCCCGATAGTTTATATCGTGATAGTATCCCATTCAATAATTAAAAATGAAAGGTGGTTTTCTTATGGCATTAAGCCCTATAAGTAATAAAATCTATACTTATGGTGATTATTTAAAATTTGCAGATGATGAAATTGTAGAAATTATAGATGGGAGGATATGTGCAATGTCTCCAGCTCCAAGTCGAATTCATCAAGAACTAATAATGGAACTTTCAGCCGAAATTAGAAATTATATAAAATCAAATAATGGTGAATGTAAAGTGTATCCATCTCCATTTGATGTTGTTTTAGTTGATGAAAACGAAAATTCAAATGATAGTAAAAATATTGTTCAGCCTGATATATCTGTTATATGCGATAAAAATAAATTAACAGATAAGGGCTGCACTGGTTCTCCTGATATGATTATTGAAATAATCTCTCCGTTTAATCCAAGTAACGACTATGTTAGAAAACTAAATTTATATGAACAATTTAAGATACGAGAATACTGGATTGTAAATCCAATGAAGAAAAATATCTTAGTATACACATTAACTGATAATGGTTATGGTATGCCTGATATATATACTTTCAATGATAAAGTAAAAGTTAATATATATGAAAATTTATATATTGATTTTAAATTGTTAGTTTTATAGTTTATACTATTATGCAAGGTGGTGATTTTAATTATGGATAAAAGTAATGAAATGTTTGAACTTATGACTAAAATGTATTCGGAAATGCAAGAAGGGTTTTCTTCTGTAAATCAAAGGCTTGATAAAGTTGAAAGTAGACTTGATACTGTTGAGAACAAACTTAATAGCGTTGAGACCGAAGTAACTAAAACTAATATTACTATTGAAAATGATATCAAGCCTAAAATTGAAGCTTTATTTGATGGATATAAACAAAATACTGAAGCTATTAATTTATTATCAGATAAGATTGATGATTTACAAGCTGATATTAATAATTTAACTATAAGAACATTAAAAAATGAAAATAATATAATTAATTTTTCTAAAGTTATTAAGAGCAATAACAGAGATGCTCAATAAAAAATACTATTAAAGATTTTAAAGAGTTATGATATTCATAGCTCTTTAAAAATATGGAGGAAAAATGAATAAGAAAAGTGCAATTTACGTTAGAGTATCAACTTCACATCAAATAGATAAAGACTCTTTACCTCTTCAACGTAAAGATTTAATTAATTACTCTAAGCTAATACTTGGAATAGGCAATTATGTTGTATTCGAAGATGCTGGCTATAGTGGAAAAAATACAGATAGACCTGCATTTAAAGATATGTTTAATCGAATTAAAGAAGGTGAATTTAGTCATTTGCTTGTCTGGAAGATTGATAGAATATCAAGAAATTTATTAGATTTCTGTTCCATGTATGATGAGCTTAAAAAATATAACTGTACCTTTATAAGTAAAAATGAGCAGTTTGACACTAGTAGCGCCATGGGTGAAGCAATGTTAAAAATAATCCTTGTTTTCGCAGAACTTGAAAGAAAACTTACTGGTGAAAGAGTTGCAGCAACAATGCTTGATCGTGCTACAAAAGGTTTATGGAATGGTGCTCCAATCCCCCTTGGCTACAAATGGGATAAAATTATCAAATTCCCAATAATAGATGATGAAGAAAGATTAACAGTTGAATTAATATATAATAAATATTTAGAAACTGAATCAACCTCTGCTGTAATGAAATATTTAAATCAAGAGAATATAAAGACTAAAAGGAATGGTAGTTGGACAACTAAAACTGTTGGTGATATCCTTAGAAACCCTTTTTATAAAGGAACATACCGTTATAATTTTAGAGAATCTGCTCGTGGTAAAAAGAAGAAGGAAAACGAATGGATTGTTTTAGATAATAACCACGATCCTATAATAGCTTTGGATTTATGGACTAAGTGTAATAATATTCTTGATGAAAATGCAAAGAAAAACAGTGCTCGCTTCAGAGCTAAGTCTAAAACACATATTTTTGCTGGATTACTTGAATGTGGAGAATGTCACAAAAGCTTTTATTCTAAATCTGATAAAACAAGTTTAGATGGATATACTCCAAGCATATATACATGCTCAAGTAGATATAACCATCTAGGTTGCAATCAAAAAACAATAAGCGATACAATTATAGGTAATTTCACTTTAAATTTTATTTCAAATATGATTAAATTATCTAAAACTTACAAAAAACTATCTCCTGAAGATATTGAAAAGAATTTACTTTCAGGATATTCTTTTAATGATGTAAAAGGAATAATTGAAATTGATGATATTTTTAATTCTTTTTATAATACTTCAAGTAAAACTTTTGCACCCACTAAACAAAAAATTAGTAAGCCATCCGATATTGATTTAAATAAATTAGATGCTGATTTAAAGAAACAACATAGAGCATTAGAAAGACTTGAAAATCTATATCTATATGATGAAAAAGAAATGTCTGAAAAAGATTATATACTTAAGAAAAATATTATTAATACAAAAATAAAGGAAATTGATGCAAAGATAAAATCATCTGCTACAATTTCCACTTCAACATATAATATTAACTTTTTCCTAAATACTGCAACACTAGAACTTTCAAAAGAAATAATTGAAGGAAATATAAACATGAAATCATTAATACAGCGTGTTGGCAGAGACATAATAAAAGAATTTGTTAATAGCTTGATTACCAAAATAACCGTTCGTGATAGAAAAGTTATAAGCATTCAATTTACGAATGGTCTAATATCAACATTCATATACGAGGTCTAA